CCGTATGCGTCAACCGGTGACTGTGCGGCAGGTGTACCCGTCATCATCCAGAGCCAAGTGTCGCCCGTCATAATGCTAGCCAGTACTTTCCACCGCTTAGATTGTGCGTTCTTGTAGTGTGTTGCCTCGTCCACAATAATCAGGTCGAAGCCGCCGTTAGCTATATCGTCTTTTACTATCTCTACACCGTCGTAGTTAATGATGACGAACTCGGTATCGCTACCGATAATCTCTTGGCGTTTCTTCTTAGCGCCGTGCGCTATGTCTACAGTACGGTGCATGGCAAAACTAAACAGGTCGTTACGCCAAGCTGAGTCCATGATGGACAGGGGGCAAATGATAAGTACGCGGTTTACCTTGCCCTGCTTCATTAGGAAGTCAGCCGCCCATATAGCAGAAGCTGTTTTACCTGTGCCCTGCTCGTTAAAGCAAAAGGCTCGGGGGTTCATGGTAAGAAACGAAGCGGTTGTCTTTTGGTGGTCGAAAGGTTTATAGCGCCCGGGCCAGTCGTACATACCCAGAATAGGTGACGGTACGTCCTTTACGTTTAAGTTCCTAAGTACTCGGGCTTCGTCTACGCCCCACTTAACTAGTACCTCGTTATCCCCAACTGCCTTGCTTGTCGGTATGGCCGTTGTGATTTTCGCAGGATTACGAAGCCGCAGAAGCAAGCCTCTGTTATCTATTATTCTCATTCATCCTCGCCTATGTTTACTTCTTGGTTGTTGTCTTTTTCTTTTTATAATTTCTAGCGCGGTTCTTGCTGCGGCTTTCTACTGTCACGCCGTCTTTGTTGCTGCCGCCTTTGCTAAGTGCTTTCTTGTGGCTAACGTCTTTGCCTTCGCGCTTGTCGGCTTTGCCATTGTTGTTCTTGTCTTCGCCTTCTTTGTCCATCTTACGTCTAGCACGTTGGCGTTCCATTCGAGCTTCAAACTCAGGACTGCCTTTAGGTTTGTTCTTTTGCTTCGGTCTGTCTTTCGGGTTCTTGTACGGCATGGTCTCACCTCTTACCGTTATGTGGGCACTCCAGTACCACGCACCAAGCGCGGCAAAGCCCTGTTGGCCTTGCGTTCCAAGTATCTACCTCAAACGCTTTCTCTAGCTTAGCGTACTCACCAAGCCACTTCTTCCACAGGTCAGGCTCGTTCTCGATGGTGTACGTTTCTTTGATAAACGCATTACACACCACAAAAAGCAGCCCACTCTTTACTACCTTTACCTCGGGAAAGTGCTTGAACGTAGCTAGTGCCATCAACTCAAGCTGTCCCTTGTCCGCATACTTCGCAGACTTGCCGGTCTTGTAGTCGAATATCTTAGCTACACCGGCTTCTCTATCTATTATCGTCAGGTCCGAGACACCCCTAAACCACACGTCCTTGTCAAAGAATCCGCAGGGTTCAAGGTTCTCGGTAAGACCCATCTTGTACTCGCAGAGCTTCTCGCCTTTCATGTTCTTGAGCTTGTCTAACGCCGCCTTGGCGTAATCAAACCTTGGGTCTAACTCCTCAACATCGCCCCTTACGTAGTGCTCAGCAGCTTCGTGGAACTCGTTGCCGTACAGGATAGCTTCGGTGTTAAAATCTTCTTTGTAATCCTTGGCTACCTTGGTGTGGTAGTACTTCTTGGGGCATTGGTCGAACGTCTTTATGCTACTAAAGGACCATGTGGGTTTACCCATTCCGTGACTTCTCCGTAGTTCTTTCCGATTTCCACGTCACCACGCACCGGAAGGCCCTTTGCCCAATCGGGAGTGTGTCGCATACATTCATCAACATAAGCCGCAGCTTCGTCAACTTCATTGTCTGGGACACAGCATACCACAGAGTCATGTACTGTAAGTAATATAGGATACTTCTTTGAAATCAAGAGCATCTGGTCTGTCATAACACATCGGGCAATACCTTGGCATACGTTCTCTATCACCTTACCGCCGTAGATATTCACCCTACCGCGACGGGTCTTGTACGAGAACTGTAGCCCCATCTCACCCTCTTCGGCTCTCAGGTCACCGTAACGCATGATGAGTCCCGAGGGCAGGCGTATACCGTTAGCTTCGGGCAGAGTCTTTAGCACCCCCGCCTTGCCTATACCGTAGCGTTCGCCTTGGTACATACCCATCAGGGCATTCTGTGCGTCACGCCACAACTGAGAGATAGCAGCATTGGCACTGCGGTACACACGTATGATGCGCTTACATTCCTCCTCTTCCACCTCAACCCCCATACTCTTGAGCTGATCGCGGAACTTAGCGGCGCCCATGCCGTAGCCTGCGCCTAGGATTGTGGTCTTACCGATGAAGCGTTGACTGCTATCAACATCCTCCACCTTCTTGTTGTAGATAGTGGCGGCCATCTTCTTGTAGACATCTTCGCCGTTCTCGAACGCCCTAACTAGATCAACTTGTCCTGCTAACCAAGCTAACACTCGGGCCTCAATCTGCGCAGAGTCAGCTTCGATAAGGGTGTAGCCTTCGGGGGCGCAAATACAGGATTTCAGTACCTTTGCATTCGGACCTCGTGATGGTAGGTTCTGTAGGTTTATCTTGTCGGAACCGCCGAACCTGCCTGTGTGTGCAGCGTAGTACCGTATCGGTACGGGCAGCGTACCTCGCACGCCAATGTCGATGAACCGTTCTGTGCGGGTCTCTTCTAGCGTGCTCTTCAAACCTATTCGTGCAGCTACTAGGGCTTGCACTCGCGCGTCCTCATGTTCCTGTAGTGCCTTAAACTCTTGGTCGCTCTTGGCAAAAGCAAAGGTCTCCTTGCCCGTACGCAAACTTGTTTTCATTGGTGGCACAACGTCCAGTGACTCAAGTGCCTTAGCAAACTTCGGGTTGGACATTAGTTCGTCCTTGCCAATGCCACACTCTTCTAGCAACTTCTCTTTCTGTTCTTGCAGCGTGTCCAAGTGGTCTTCTAGCTTGCCTACATCCAACTCCAAAACTGGGTCGATAAACATACGCAGCGTCATGTCGATTACTTTGAGTTCTTTCTTGGGGAATACTTTTAGGAATATCTCGAACAACTGATAGGTAAGCTCAACGTCTTGTATGCAGTAGTCGCCGTACCGTTCTAGCTCTTCGTCAGTGAAGTCCGCTAGGCGCTTGCCGATTGCGTTTCCTACTTCTGTACCCTTCGCGCCAATCTCATACATGTCAGCCAAGTACTTAAGCGAGCCACCAACTTCCGTACCATGGAGCGCACGGCCCATACACAACGTATCAAGGTATAACTTAGGGTGAATATCAAACAGCCAACTAAGAATAGCGCCATCAAACATAGTGTTATGAGCGAGAACAGCAGAATTTTTCCAATCGTAGTTATCATGCAAATACTCTTTGACCGCATTGAACGGTCCGCTTATCCAATCTGTTTCTCCCCCGTTGACCTTCACGCCAAGCCCGATGACTTCAAACTCTGGACTGCGCACGTACTGCTCTGTTGTTAGCTTACTAAGAGAGAACGTCTTGTCGTAATACGTCTCGAAGTCTACCGTTATTATGTTCACCTAAATCAATCCCCTGTCTTTAAGTATCTTATAGTTCGCTTCGTGCTTGGGCTTTGTAACGTACTTGCCTTCGCCTGTGTACGGCACGGCTAGGTTCTCACTAACGAGCGCAGCATTAATAGTTAGGTCGCCGTCTATTTTTATAGTGCCCAAGTATCGTCCGTACTTGCCCTTGTCTCTCGTGGTGAGTTTGTAAATTCCGCCGACGTGCAGTACGTCTTCCACAAACGCCTTTGCCAAGAATCCGGCAGCCTTCTCCGTAGCATTTCTTGTGCGGCACTCTGGAGTATCGATACCATACAAACGAATGCGCTCACCGCACTTCCAAGTATCAAAGCCAAGATCAATATCCACATCGACTGTATCTCCGTCCACGACTCTCACTATCTTGCAGTTATACTCGTACATATATTTTCACTTTCCGCTTTTTATACCAACTATAGTTTTACTTGCGGTCGTCCACAACGTGCTGCACTTATCCATTTGTTCTTTGCAGTCTGGGCAGAACATAGACTCCTTTCTATCATTGCCCCTGTGGCCGCCGCACATGTCGCACCTTTTGCCGTCCCAAGTTTTGTTCATATTAGAAAACTCTCCATAACATGTACGTGCCGTCTTTTTGTTTGCGCATAGTTGCACCCATGTCGTGCCTACTAAGTAGCATCTGCGCAGCGTTAGCATCGGACTGGGTAGGTAGCGTTACGCTATCCCCTTTTTTCATGTCTAGCAGCGCCTCATACTTAGAGGTAGGGCCGCTCTTACGTGTGGTAGGTATGGGTACATCACTTCTTATTTCTAGCTCCACGTTTACTCCTCCCCTTTCGTGCGCGGCACGAAGCCCCCTGCTGTTCTTTTTGCCGGATCAATCGTTAGCGTCAGTCCTTTTTCTCCTCCGTTTACAGACGAAAACTTACGCTTGGGTTTGCCTTCCGCGTCCGTGTCGGTGTACGCATTGCGTGGGCACTGAGTTATCTTGCCGCCTTTAGCCTCAAACTCTGCTATCTGTTTCTCTAACTCTTTGCGTAGTCGCTCACGTTCTTCGGCGGTCATCACGTTTATCTTGGTAGTAGTCATTAGTTAATGCCTTTGTAAAACACATGCTTGTGTATCTTGGTTGTTACTTCTCCGGCGTAAGCCCACTGGGGGAACACCTTTGTACTATGGTAATGGGTCGCGCCATCTGTAGTGTCGGGGATGTAGCCACTCAACTCGGCAATGTACAGCGCGTCTTTCCATGCCCGTAAATTTTTAGGGTTGTCGCTTAACCCGTCACAGTAAAAACTAAACTGGCACTTGTGCCGGATAGGAAACCCTTTCCAGTAATAACCTTGCTTAACCACGTCACACGCATTGTCTGGGTAGCGTGGGTCTTCCATTCTATTTCTTATCACGTGAGCAACTGCAACTTGTCCTGCTACGGGTTCGCCCCTCGACTCAAAATAAATTGCGACTGCTACGCACATTAGTGAAGTCAGCATAGCTTCCTCCTGTCAGTGTATAATTTGTTCTTCTATCTCGTACACGTAGTTAATGGTTTCTTCGTTGGTTGCAAATATCTCTGCGCCATTACTCAAATGAAAGTTAAGCGCCGTGTCTGTTAAAGGCGACATCGTTATCACGGTGTCTACCTCGTCGTGAAGTAGGGGACCGGCTTCTAGCAGGTTGCTGATGAGCTTTCTACCATGCCCCCGTTGATAAGACCACACCGAGTAAGGGCAAAGCACTGTACCTAGCGGGCCGTTCGCTGCTTCTCTTTTCGCTAACTTTCTTTCTATCTCAGGCAGTCTGCCTGCGGCGATTGCTTCTAACTGTAACTCGTCTTGCGGAACAAACTTACATATCACTACACAAACAACTGCGGCTATCTCACCTGTCTCGTCGTTCACCTCTGCATAAACATGGAACGGGTCTTTGAACCTTTGCCTGTTGTTTTCAAACAAATCGGGCCGTACGGGATCATCTTTTATTAGGTACAGGTGGTCGGCGGCGTTGCACTTTATTAGCATTGTGTAGCTCCCTAAGTTCGGCAATCATCTCTCTAAGTTCCTCTAAGTCCTCGGCTATGGTGTCTAGCCTATCGACGGTTTCGACTGCGCGACGCAGTAGGTTCATGCCTTCCGCTGCGTCGCTGTCGTCCAACTCCAGTTTTATTTTCATTTGACGTTATGTATCTCTATTAGCAGGTCAATGCAGTGCTTTGCCTTTTCCAAGTCAGACAACGGTTGGCCCTTTAACTTCCAACGCGTAATGTATTTCACTACGTTACCTTCTAACAGGGACAAGCCGTTCTTCTCTGCGTACTCGGCAGGTTGGATTGGCATGTTCTTATAGTGAGTCCCGCCCGTCTGTTTTTGAAGCGGCGTCTGTTCCGGCATCGGGTCGGTCGGTTTTGCCATCTGTGCTGTTAACATTCGCTTCTTTCTCCTGTTTTTGTTTCTCAAAGATTCTTGCCCAGTTCTCGCCGAAGTCCTTAGTAGGAATGAGCATGGGTCTGCGTTTGCTGCCTTTTCCATTCATAGCGTGCCTCTTAGGGTACTGGTATCAATCGTAAA